AGTGCTGTACGGATTAGATCTCACACCAGAAGTGGTATGGAATCTAGCCCCATGGTCCTGGCTCGCCGACTGGGTTTCGAATGTTGGTGATGTTATGACCAACATGTCGAGGTTCAGTCGTGACGATCTAGTGATGCGGTACGGGTACATCATGGAACATTCTAAGAATGTCCATGTTGATACTCTGAACAACATCTCCTATTCCACTAGTGGACTTAGGAAGACGGTTGCTTCCTGCTCGCCGTCCACCACCTATACGGTGGAGACCAAGCAGCGGTACCCCGCAACACCTTTCGGATTCGGTCTCACTGAGTCTGGCTTTGACGCCAGCCAGTGGGCCATTCTAGGCGCACTCGGGATCTCCCGAGGGCCTCGCACGTTGTGACTTAGTCACATCGCGGCTGCTTAGCGCAGCTGGTCCAACCATCCAAGGAGCAATGGTCGTACCACGGCTATCTCCACGGTTATGCCCTAGCCCAAAAGGCTTTCAAGGCATGCCCTTAACAACACTGCAATCCGGAGATCCCGGACGCAGACACTGCTAGGAGAATTCGCTCATGGCTTTCGCCGATCCCCAGACCGTCACTATCAATGCGGTCGCCAACACCCTTCCGAGGGTGGTTGTCCCTAATGTAGCTGGGGCATTCCAGAACTCGGACGGTACTGTCCGTCTTTCGATTGCGCATGCCATTGGCAAGCGCGCTCGGCGGACGGTCCGCATCGATTTCTCGAAGATCGCCGCTGACCCGCTTACTGCGGAGAACGCTGAGTTCTCCATGTCGGCTTATGTCGTCGTGGACGCTCCACTCCGTGGCCTGTCGGTCACCGAGCAGAAGCAGATTGTCGACGCCTTGACGGCGTGGCTTACTGCATCTTCGGGGGCGAATGTCACTAAGGTGCTGGGACAGGAGTCCTAGCGTCCAAACCTACTCATCCGGTTGGCTACCGGGTTTGTAGTGAGTGACATACGGTCGGATCTAAGAAGCATGAGCTGAGACCCACGAACCCCAGTTAATGGAGGCCATGGTGAAAAGCTCATTGGAGGTGCGAAACCTCCTGCTTCTCTGGCAGGTGCTTGCCAATGAATTGGCAAGCAGATGTCGCACTAGCGCCACTCGTGACTTTGAAACTGTCACGAGGCGGACTGAACACGAGGGGTTGTCATTCCTGACGATAACCCTACCTAGCTTTGGGAAGAG